CTAGAGGCAAGGCAATACTTGACTCGGTATCTCAACTCACACTTCCAAAGGTTGCTGGAGTAGCGATGGCAGAGTTTGGCAAGACTACTACTAATCCTTGGACAGACGCTCTAAAGAGCATGAACAAACCCTACGACTATGACAAGTTCGTGGAGGTAGTAAACCTGTGTAGGTTCTTTTATAGAACTGAACCGGTTGTCTCTACGGTTGTCAACAAGTTGGTAGAAATAGGAATCAATGACTTGGTGTTCTCCAAGAATGGGCTTAGTGATAATGAGTTTAGAGTATTCTCTTCACTCAAACCAAAGCTCATTGAGTATGCTGAACAGCTAGCTCAGGAATTCTTACTATCAGGTCTTGTAGTACCTAACGTAGGATATAAGAAACTTACAGATAAGAATCAAATATTTGCTCTAGGAGTAAAGAAATTGACCAGCTTAACTGTACCAGATTCAATGTCAGTTAGAGACCCCAAGACTGTAAAGATTTATACATACTGGTTGTCTGATAAGCCAGCGTATTATATTAAAATACCTGATGATGTAATCAAGTTTATTCAGGATAAAGGCAAGTTCGGTGACGCTAAGGAAGACAAGGAATTGTTTGAAGAACTTAAGAAGTTCTACCCAGAGTTTGTCAAGCTTGTATTGAAGGGTGAAACTGAGATACGTATAGAAGAGGATTCTCATATTCTTAGACGTAAGTATACATCTGATAACGCTTACCCAATCCCCTACATCGCATCTTCTCTTGACGCTTTACAGCATAAGAGAAAGCTTCGTAGAATGGACTATTCACTTATTGATAAAATCATTAGTGCCATACTCCATGTAAAGGTGGGTAACGACGAGTACCCTATTACATCAAGTCCTGAAGATACAGAGACACTAACTGAGTTACGTAATCAATTGCGTATGCGTGGAAACAGTGAACAGCTAATGGAAAGAATTTTCCAGCTGATTACAAATCACACAGTAGATATAAATTGGGTATTCCCCGACTCCGCAATCTTGAGTGATACAGATAAGTATTCTGACATCAACCAAGAAATCTTGTTTGGTTTGGGATTTCCTAGAGTTCTAATTACTGGTGAATCCTCAAAAACTGGAACATCAGACCCAGAACTCGCTATGATTTCTCCAATAAAAACAATGGAGAATTTTAGACGCAAGATTATAGAAATTATTCGAGACATCTGTATTGAGGTTTCTATTAGAAATAAATTCAAACGTGCGCCTGAAGTAGAGTTCAAGGCACTAAGCTTACACAGTTTCAAAGACTTCATCGAAGGATTATCGAAGCTGTACGATACATCATCCTTAAGCAGAACTACATTAGCTAAGGTATATGGTGTTGATTTCTTAGAGCAACTTGACTTGCTTGAAGTGGAAACTAAAGAACTAGAAAGCAGAGATTTACCTCTGTACGGCCCAAACCCATTCTCAGCTAATAATGCTGTAGAAAAGGGAAAGACCGTAAATGACACCTCCGTTGATGGAAAAGACTCAAAGAGTCCCTCAGATGGGACACCAAAACCAGCAACAGACGGTAAAGTGAGTAATAATGGACAATAAAACTGATAAAACCGCCACAAATACCCAGAATGTGGTACAATGGTTAACAGAGAATGAAGTTACTGAGTTTGTTGGAGAGGCAATAGCCTCAACAATTCTCTCTCCTAGTGTCACTTGGGCTAAGTTTGTACTAACAGATGATGAACCTAATGGCAATAAGCAGAGAATACCAGTAACAGAATTTGATAATATAGTAACTACTGGACTCCACATGCCTATTAAAATGGCTGAAGGAATAGTAGCAGAAGGGCATGACAACTCCAAACCTATTGGAGTAATCTCCCTTTTAAAGAAAGAACTTACAGATGCAGGAAATAGGATTGTAGCTCTAGCCGCCCTGTGGTCTAAAGAAAGACCACAAGATGTAGAACTGCTCAAAGAACTAATGGCTACCGAGGAAGGCGTAAATGTCTCTTGGGAAGTTAGTTTCGGAGATGTAGAAGCTGGAGAAGGTGGTTCATTGGACTTGAGAGATATAGTCTTGAACGCAGTAACTATAGTCGGTAGACCCGCATATGAAGGAAGAACCCGCTTCTTAGCGTTGGCCGCGAAGGCAAGAGATTGGAGTACGGCATTTATTAATGACCTACCAGATTCTAGTTTCTTGCATATAGAAAGAGGTGGTGAGTTAGATTCCGATGGTAAAACCTTCCCTAGAGAGCTGAGACACTTCCCAATAAAAGACCAATCTGGTCTTATTGTTGAAGATAGATTAGCACTAGCACTCGGAGAAACAGCACAAGCATCCCTCGAAGACAACACTCTTAAGGGAGTAAGAAAGACCATAAAATCATTGAAGAAATCGTTGGATGATGGTACTGAAATTGGAGTGCTTAGTTTTGGAGAAGGATATCAACCGGAAAATATAAACGTGGAGGATACTACATTGGATACTTTAGAAGAGCTCAAAGTAAAACTTGAGAAAACAGAAAGTGAACTCATGGTAGCTCAGGCTTCTCTGGAAGAAAAAGACAAGGAACTTGTAAAAGTTTCCGAAGGCTTTACTAAACTGGAAGAAGACAAAGCAACCCTTGAATCTGAGACAGTAGAACTGCGTGAATTCAAAACTGGGGTTGAGGCTGAAGCCTTAAACTTAGAAAAATTTGAAGCTATCAAGGCCAAGTTTGTTGAGGCAGGTGTTGAAAAACCCGCTGAGTACTTTGATGAAAATAAAGATAATTTATTGAAACTCGAAGAAGCTGACTTGGTATTTATGATTCAAGAATTCGCAACGTTTTCAAAGGAAGCAGAAGCTTCGTTACTGTCACAGGGGATTCGCATCCCGCATATCACCAAGAACGGAGATGGTGGAGCTATGTCTATTCAGGACTTGGCTAAAGCTTTACGGGAACGCAAAGCCAAATAATTTTGGAGGAATAAAATATAATGGAAATTAATCGTTTTGAAGACGTAATCGGCGTACAATTGCAGTCCGCTGCCGTCGAAGGCCGCTTTGTCGTTCTTGTTGCTAACACCCTTGGTGGAACCATCATGAACACAAATGAGGACTTGCCCGGTGCGAGAGTTCCTGCAACTGCTGAGGAAGCTAAGAGAGCTAAGTACTGCTTAACATGGGCTGTTGATAATAGACAGACTCCCATCGTTGACTGGCCCAGCTCTGTTTATGACTTCCGAGGTGGCTGGGTTAATAACACAGCCGGCCCATTGACTGGACAGACTATGTACTTGACTCATCCTGGAAATCAGGAAAGCGGTACAATCCCGTCTGGTTATAAGGCTCTTGGATATACAGAAGGGACGTTTACCATCCCCTCTGGTCAATATATTTATAATGCTAACATCATTGTACCAGGTGCTGCTATTATGGTAGCAAACACTGCTGATGATACAGCTGCAGAAGCCGGTAAACCGAAGTACACCGCAACTATGGCTGCTGGTGTTATTGGTGTTACCGAAACTTATGATACTGATACCGGTGCATTAACAATTAGAGTTGAGTAATTCTTAACTCGTTTTTGGAGGATATTTAAAATGGAAGAAAAACAATTGCAGGAAGCATTTGCCTCCCTCATTAAGGATGGGAACCGCAGTGCACTAGCCGAACTCCTAGTCGAGTATGTTGAACCTCAGCATGTTACCACCGACTTTATCGGCTTATTGCTTAACACACGTAACTTAGCCCCCGGCGATGCTCTCGTAAAGAAAGTTCGCAAAGGCATCAAGGTTCGTACCTTGGTTCCTGGTAGAATTCACTTGGCTAGTGAGCTGACCGTTTCAGACAGAATCAACCACGTACTTGATGGTGCGGATGTGAAAGTCCACGCCAACTTGTGGGAGCTTGAGTCTGGTGAAATCGGAACTGTCGAATCAATTCGTACAGAGATGCTTGCTAAGCTTAAGGACTACTACCTCGGTAAGGTCTTTACTTCGCTTTCAACAGTCTGGAGTGCAGTTAACACTCCTTCTAATTACACAGCTATGGGTGGTGCATTAACCGCTACAGCTTTGGAAAACGCTATTGATGGCATTAACCAAAACACGTCTGGTGTGAAAGCCGTTGTTGGTACGAGAGCAGCTCTTGCTCCTATTACCAAGTTCGGTGCGTTCTATAATGATGGAACAACCTTCACAGAAATCCCTGATAATATTCGTGAAATCATGAGAACTGGTTTCCTCGGACAGTATTATGGAGCTCGTATCGTTGCTCTTGACCAGATGTACGACAACCCTGAAGACCATAACACCCTCATCCCAACGGATAAGGTTCTCGTTATTGGTGATAAGGTTGGTGAGTTCATTACCTTTGGTGATGTTCGTACCAAACAGTGGGACGATATGCGACCCACACCCCCACAGTGGTACTTTGAATTGTACCAACAGTTCGGTATGATAATTGACCGTGCTGAAGGCATTCATGTTATTGGTGGGATTAGCTAATTAGCTAAACTAAATGGAGGGGTTTGAAATATAGCCCCTCCATATTTTTATAGTAGAAAGGTAGATAATGGCAGAACATGTAGATATTGAGTTTACAAAACCAGAGTTGTCAGAGTGGGAATGTGATGTATTTGGATTGAAGGGACAGATAAGAGTCCGTCCGACAGTCAAGCAAGTTCCTAACTGGTTCTGGCGACTAATGCAGTATTTGATATTCGGCAATGAATGGAGAAAGGTAGGCAAGTAATGGCACAAAAACAAATGGAACAAATGGAACAAAAGCAGGTTGATATTAATACAATGAGCATTCAGGAGCTTTATAAATTGGCTCTTGAACAACAGAAAGCAGTAACAAGCCTCTTCTCTCAGATGCAACAGGCACAGACTAACGTGCAAGTACTTGAGGCAGAGATAGAAAAACGAGAGACTGAAAAGGCTAAAGTTCCTAGTAAAGAGTAAAGAGGATTATTAATGACTATATTAAATGTTACAGATGCTAACACAGGAAAAATAATACCAATAGATGTAGATACACCTTCTGGTATTCTTTATGTTAAAGACGCGAACACTGGTGAATTCCTGTCACTAGACTTGAGTTCCCCAACTGGGTCAATAGAAGTAATAGATGCTAACACTGGAAACTTTGTTACAGTAGATTACGCTGCCCCATCTGGAACACTTAATGTAATCGACCCAAATACTGGAGACTTTCTAGCGATAGATATGGCATCTCCTACTGGGACTCTTTACTGTATTGATGAGAATACTGGTGGATTTATATCATTAGATATTAGTACCGCTAAGTTCTTTTCTTCAGGTGGAGTAGTACTTGGTGTGAATACAGTAGAGACTATTGCTCCCACTGTTGTAGTAAGTACGCTGGAAGCGGCTCCTATTGCTGGAACTCCATTCTCAGTTACTATTACATTTAGTG